TACATCGCCCGTAAGATTCTCGAGCACTCTTGCGCCCGCCTGAACGAGTACATTTTTAGCTTTAAGACTGCCCATCACGTCCATTAGGTTGGTTGCAACGACGTCTTCACCTTCCGTTTGAACAGTTATTGCACGTTCTTCTACTACTGTCGGTAATTGGATTTGGCCAACCAACGAGAGGGAACGATTTCTCATCTCTTTTTGACCCTCTAAAATCACACTTTGTGCGATTGGGTCTAAACTTCTATTTTCTGATACCGCGCGGATTGCGCCAAGTAATGAAAAGCTTCTCTTTTCCATTTGTTTCTCTGTATTGTTATTATAATTATAATTTGATTCTTTGGTTCTCAACTCTTCATTGAGTTGTTCAATTTCAAGATTTAAGGCGTTAATCCGTTTTCTTGCCGCGTCCATCTTACACTTGTCATCATGAGAGAATGAACGGATTTGAAGTTTTCTTTCCTCACAAAGAGCGGTAATCGATTTCTTCTCATCGGCAATTTGAAGTTTGCGTTCCTCAATCTCTTGTTTGATATGATATGTGCTTCTCATATAATATAAATAGTCTATTCTTCTAATAAATTGCGTGGGGCAATCAAAGATTCTCAAATTCTTTTATCGTTGCGTCCATGATTGAATTTATCTCATTGCTCTTCAATTCAACCTCTTCCAATTTGCGCTTGTTTTCCACGCTCGTGGCTTCATAAGCGGGGGTAAACACGGGGGACACGTCAAATAATTTATCGACCTTTGAAATTTCACGACAAAGCACGGGGTCTGCGTCTTTATCAAAAGGCCACTGATAAGAAAATTCATCACCACCATCAGCGATTGTAAATGCAAAGCTGCTGCCCGTTATATCACCACGACGCAAATATTCAAGCAACTCATCACCGTATTGCGTTTTTGGAGCTTCAAAAGTGTATTTCAATCCTTTCTCATCAACCTCTAATATAAGGCTGCCTTCTCCATATTTTGATCGCGCCAAAACCTTCTGATCATCGTGGTTTAGTTTGCAAATAACGTCTGAACGCTTAATTGTTTCTTCTGTAACCGAACCCTTCAATATCTTCTCATAAAAACCAAGATCATTACTCCAAGTTTCAAAGATGACCGCATAGCCTGAAACGATTCTATCTTCATATTGGATAGCGAGTTCACCACCTCTTTTCTCAATTTCCTTCTGTTCCTTCTTGTGTGTCTGAATTATTTATCGTGTTCTGTTCTATATCTGTAAATGGTATGATATGTTTGTTGCCTTGTTCTCCTATGCTTTCATATCCAAGTTCTGAACGCACTTCATTGATTGATAAAATGCCGCGTTCTATCATTGAACTAAAAAATGCCGCTTGCGCACTCTTGCTCATTCTAAGCATTGAGTTCTCATCCAAATCAATTCTGAAATTCTTCTCGCTTGGTGCAAATAATTTGCGGGTAAACTCTTCTTCTATGAGCGTGATGATTGGTTGCAATGTGAACGTCAAAAACTGATTGGTCAATTCTTCAATGTTCTTTGGTTCTCCCATGCCTAATAATTGAGGTGGTATTCCGAGGAACTGACATATCTGTTCTTGGTGGAACTTTCTGCTTTCAAGTAATTGTTGGTCGTTTGCCGTTGCTGAAAGGCTCTGATAACGCATATTACCTTGTAATACACAAACGCCGTTGCTTGAAAGGTTGGAAGCCCACTTTTCTTTTATATCCTCACGTTGGGCTTTTGTAAGTTGGCTTTCAACTGTAAGAATGCCACGCGGTGATTGACCGTTATTTTCAAACAGATTTAAGGCCGTTTTTTCAGCATAGCCCGCGCCTTTTAATGTGCGATTCATAAGGGATAAAGTTGAAGTACCAACAATGCCATCTTTGCTATTCTGCACAAGATGAATTATATCATAAGGCTCAATCTTTTGTTGTTTGGATATGCTTGGAATCTGATAGTATAATTCCCCCCTTTGCTTGTTATATACAACCTGAACTTCTGAGGGCTGCAAGTATGTTATTTGCTTCACATTGCCGCCGTTATCACGATGAATGTATGCAAAAGCATTGCCACTTGTAATAACGTCCTTCACAAGGTTATGAATGAATTGATAACGAGTTAATAGCATATTCTGAAACACAACATTCAATCGGTGATTGTTCCTTTGTTTCTTGTTTCCTTGTCTATCAATGAACAGCACACTAATTGGAAGATTTGCAACACTGCTACTTATAAGCTCAACGCAACGATGAAATGCACTCAATGTATAAGGGCTTTCATTGAAATTTAAGAACGGGAAATTCAGCGCATTTGCAACCTGTTGTTCATAGCTAATTGACGGCTGCTCAAAATTCCGCTTTTCCCTTTTGTTTATGTTCCAACCAAATATCTTCATTGGTATTATTGATTTTTTCTATATTATATTGAAGCGTCAAATTGAGGTTGTAATAAGTAGCCCCCAAGCGCACTGAGCATAGAGATCACAGAATCCACCTTTGCAGCTCCTCCCTTTGCACCACCTTTTTTAACGGGCTTGCAATTCTCATTGTGATCCCATTTCAATTCTACATTGTCAAAACAAAATCGGGTCAGAATGTTATTATCAATTCTGCAATTCCCCATCTTAACCAATCGTTCAAATTCCTTGGTCGGCCGATTAAATGACCACAATGCTTGACTAAAGGGGGTCAATGGAAGGCCTTTTGCTGTTGCGTCAATTGCCCATTGTGTAGCATTGTAGCTATCAAAAAAAATTCCACCGATTACATAGCGTTCCGCAATTTGAAGTATTACTTTTGTAACCTCGTCATAATCGCAAACATTTCCGTTGGTCTGAATTAATTGATGTTGATTTATTGCCTTCCGATATATTTCTTGGTTCTGATTCTGTTGAAGTGCTGATTCAGGTAAGAAAAACCACGTTTTGAAGTAATATATTCCATCTTCTACCACCATCATGCTCAGACAAGTAAGGTCACATGTACTCGCGAGGTCTACCCCAAGCCAAACAATTGTATTATCAGGGTCAAATTGGTCAAGGCTTATATCGCATGTGACATTTAATATCTCATCATGAGTTAGCCAAGTCTTTTCATAATCGGTTAAGCCCCAAAATCCAAAATTCTTGCATTTTACAAACGGCTCAACCGTTGGACTATTACTTGCCTTGTTTACCTCAATTTGGAGTTTATCAGGGTATAAGGTCTGCCCAAGACTCGGGTTTGCCTTCTGCCACACTTTTGGGTCTTTATAGTCATCCTCAGGGTCAAGACAATAGATAAAAACAAGCTGTGAATCGTCTTGCACTTTTCCGCTCAGAATCTCAATCATTTCTTTCCTCTTGGTATAGGCAACGCCGTTCATGTCAAAGCCCGCGGACGTGATTATAATTCCCATTGGATTGCGACGACCTTGCATGCCTGAACACATGTTTGCATATACCTTTTCCGTTGTACTCTCGTGGTATTCATCACAGAGGTAGCAGTGAGGATTCAGGCCGTCGAGTCTTTTTGCTTCTGCTGCAAGGCAACTAATTTGAGAATTGGTCATCGGGAACTTAATAGAGTCCCTGAAACGATGAAATAGCTTGTTCTTGGGGTCTAAACCACCGAGGAATTTATGCGCATAGTCATAGGCGACCAATGCTTGTTTGTGGCTGTTTGCGAGAAAAAAAACATCACTTGATTGTTCACCGTCCGCAATCATCATATAAAGGAGAATCGCAGCAGCAAGAGCCGTTTTTCCGTTCTTTCTTCCTACTTCAAACCAAACATACTGAACAACACGCCGATTCTTTGGTTTGCCTTCTTCATCTTTCCAATAGAAACCAAACATATTTGTGATTATGAATCTTTGGAAGTCTAATAATTGGAATTGTTTCCCCGCGTGCTCGCCTTTGAAGTGTTTGAGCTTTGAAATGAAATTCACCACTCTATCAACTGCACGAGGCCTGAACTCCATATCAGGACGAGAGAACCAATCAAGGAAACGTTTGGTTGCTTGTTTTATGTATCGATTTGCGGTTATCTTGCCACTTTGGACATCCAACGCATATTGCTTATATTTGAGAAGAGAATCAAGGTTGCCCCGATTGTCATTCTTCTCCTTCATAATTGGAATTTGTTAATGCGCTGATGAAATCTTGTGCGCTTATATCTTCATTGTTTTGTTCCTTGGGCTTGCAACGCTCTCTATAATAAGGATTTGCTCCAATGAGATTAAGAATGCGCATATTGGAAGCGACCAACTCTTTCAATGTAGTTAATAGGGGGTGTCTCCTTGCGCCGTTCTCATAATTGCAAATCCCCTTGTCTCTGATTTCCTTCTCGCATTGCTTTTGGAGGTTATATTGCATTTTGAATGTATCAACGAGGTAGAACCATTCATCGGGGATTTCCACTTCATTAGTCTCATCATTCACGACTCCATATCTTTCTATTAAGCCCGCAATTAGAGCGTCTGAATAGCCGTTTGCGCTGTTTGGTTTTCTCTTCATTGTCGTTTTTCATTTGTCCTTATCTATAATAATAAATAGTGCGATACTTGGAATTTGTCAAGGTTGCGCGGATATTTAATGCGTTTTTTCCTCCATATAAGCGCTATAATACCACCACTTGAACGTTTCCACCTCCTGAACGATATAATGCAGTAGAACGGATATAAACGTTGATAATCGGTTATCGTTGGATATGATTGGAATGTTTCCATATAGTCCTATTATGGGTTTATCCCTATGTTATGGGGATTATTCCACTTTGTCATAATCCATAGGTTGTTTTTTTGTAGGGTGGATTTATGGTTATGTGTTGGGTGACCGATAATCTGATTTTATTATATAGAACTAACACATTCAAGAATATATCTCAGAATCAGAAAATCGGTCAAAACCGATATATAAAGAAAAACCACCACACGTTATAAACGCATAGTGGTACAAACATATATATAAAAACTAAGTGGTCATCTTTATCTCCTTCAATCGACTTTGTAAAGTAGAAAGCGCGATTGAAATTCCTTTATCTTGCAACTTCTTCAAGAGTGCACGTTGTGTAATATCGGGATTCTCTTTCATTAGTTCTCTAATCGCATTCTGTTGCCTTACCTTATCGATGATCTTCTTCTCCTGAGTGAATTTCATTACTCTATAGTAGAAGTTTTCCATCCAAGGAAGAGTAATTTTCAGACGTTTTGTCTTCTCGTTCTTTTCTACAATCGCAAGGGCTTCTTGGGGGCTTTCTTGTCCTGAAACAACAGAAAGAACACATTCCCGTTTTACTTGGGATAATAGCGTTGAATATCCAACATCACGATTCACTTTACTCTTTTTGATGATGATTCCGCTTTTTGGGCGGCTTGTCTCTTTGAGATACTCCAAACGCTTTGAATAAGTGGATTCAATTTGTTCTTCTGTATATGAATCAACTTCTTTCATCACCTCAATAAGGTCACGAGAAGAAAGCGATTTATTATTAGAGCCGAGGTTGTGCAATTCAATCTTCTGCAATACACGATACAAGATTCTATTCAGGTCGCAACGAGGATTCAGGAGCTTATATAATGACATGGTTTGTAACAACCAATGCTTCAATGTCTCACTGCCATTGTCGGCAAAGTGTCCACGATGAATGAAATAGGGCATTTGGAAGTACTTCTTCTCATCCTTCTCATTCTCATCAACATACTGATAGGCAATTTCTGAATCAGGAGAAAAAAGCCAACCTTCATGCTCCAATCTGTAATTCACCCATCCTTTTTCATATCCATCCACACCCCACTTTTCCGCAAATTGATTCCAAGGAATATTCTGATAATCGTTGCACATGTCATAATTGATATATGCATTGCAACCTTCATTCTTTGCCGTGTTATTTGCCTTGTGAGCGTGTTTCTCTTCTTCACGGCTGCATTCTTCTTCTTCACGTTCCAACGCCCATTGCTGAAACGATTCCATCTGAAAGAAATCTTCTGCACCGTTGAATATCTTCTCGTTGTTATTGAAGATAGATTTGGGCTTGCTTGTTCCAAGGCACATTTGAGAGCACTTCAAACTACAAGCGTCGATACTATCTTCAAAGGATGAAACCTTCTTGTATTGCTCATATAAGAACTCTGATATTAGTTTGTGCTGCTCCTTATTGAGTGGATTTTCAAACAACCAAAACATGTGATATTTGCGTTTTTGGGGTGTATCGCTATATGAACTAAATGCACAAGAGGCTTGGAAGTTATTATCGACCTTTGAAATTAGTTCTTGTGGTTCTTGCCTCTCATTATCAAAATCGAGAAATATCGTGTGAGACTGAATGAAGTTTTCATCACGCTTTTCCGCGATTCTCATTATCACATCATGGTTCTTCTTGAAAATTGGAGCAACAGCATGACCGCTGCAACATTCAAATAGGAAGCTTGCAACGCTTATAATCTCTTTTTCTGTAAATAAAATCTTTTGGTATTCATTGCCCTTGGGCTTGACCTGAAAGGCCACTGTACTTAAGTTTATCTTCATCTTGCTATATCGTATTTTTCAATTATAAATAGTGGTTATATGATAAATTATACTCACTACGTCGTGAAAAGTCAAATTTTTCCACAAAAAATGCCCAATCACCAACACTTTGGCAATTGGACAAGTGAAAAATACAAATTTAAGATGAATAGAATAACACCGTCACGGTGTGATTTTTCTTTTGTGTTGTGCACGCATTTCAGCGTGAATATCTTCATGACATTGACAACAAACGCTCATTAGATTGTCATAATCAAATGCAAGTTGAAGAAGGTAATTCAAATCCCCATTACAAGTTTTCAAGGGAATTATATGGTGAATCTCATCTGTTTCTTTTGTGCGATTTTGACTTAGACAACGCTCGCATAGAGGAGAAATCATTCTCTTAACCTTCACGAGGTTGCGCCACCTTGTGGTTGAGTAAACGTGCTTTTGGATAAGCTCATGAACGCCGTGCTTTTTGCGGGAATAATTCCGCTTGGGTTTGTTTATTGTGGGCATGTCATTCTTATATTATAATTATACTGCCTCCTTGGATTATTTCCAAATAGAAACGAGTATTTATCTTGATATTTTTGATTGAGATATATGATTTTGGCGCATTTGAGTGGGATATTCAAGATTAACTTCTCACTAAATCCCGATTTATCATCAAATTGCGTGTCTTTCATTGTCATATAGCAATAGTGATAATCTGTTTGCTCCTCCACCATCTTCTTTCCAACAAAGGGAATGCCTGAATTATCAAACTTCAAATTGACATCTTGGGGCTGCTGAAATTTCTTTTCCTTGTTGTAAGTCTCTGAATTGAAATTGGACATTGGGAAATTGTCGTTCTGTATGTCTTTAAGGTCAAAGAAGAAGGCACATTCCAATTCATTTGTTTTTTGGTTTGTGTATAGGGTAAGGTATTTCAAATCACCACCATTCTTCATATTCTCCAATCGCATTAGATTGAGCTTCTCAACCTTCAATTCAGCAAATGGAAACCGTCTAATTAGAGTATCGTTCTTGTGTCGCTCCTTTATTTCAAGGTTAAGCGTCCGTTTCTCATTCTGATATTCAATATCAATAAGGGCGTCCACAGAACAGCCTTTTTCTCTTGGTATGAATTTCTGTATCGCAATGCCTTGACTATTGAAATGAGAAGTTAGGAGCACTTTTGCTCTTTGGAAATCCTTCATCTCCTGATGATTGATTCTCTGTTCTACTGCTGCACTTGTCATCTCTTCTCATCATTATCTTCATTATTATAAATAAGAATTGCCACGGCAAAACCGAGGATTAAACCGATGATTGTTTCAAGGCAATGTGAAGCAAATAACACCACAATCCAAGAGACATTTAAGAATGCAAGTAAGCAGAACAACGCGCATAAAACCAACGCAATTGTAATCAATAATTCTAATTTCTTCTTCATTATATTTTTTCCTTTGTTTATATATAAATAGTGCGATAACGAGAAAAATGCGCGCAAACTGAAAGAAAAACGAGAAAAAGTGCACAAAAAAACCTCTACACCTCCCAATTGGGAAATATAGAGGAGAAAATAAAAAGAAAAAAATATATAAATAGAATGTCAGATTATTGCATATTAAAGGCAGTTGCTTGTTGTTGTAGCTGAAAACCGCGCAACGCCTCAGCCCGTCGATTTTCACGCTTACTTTTATAGTCCAAATAATGCCGATAAGTGGTTTTGAAATCGCTGTGTCCTGAAACTGCAATGATTTGGGCTTCTGTAAGGCCACGTTTGAATGCGTTACAACACCAAGTTGCACGGCCGCTGTGTGAACTGATAATACGCCACTTGCTTACCTTTATATAAATAGTGCGTCCCTCGCATTTTTTCATCTGCAAAACCTCTTCATCTTCAATTTTTTCTTCCTGAACGAGTTGAGAAAAGAACTTTTGAAGGTGTTGATTCATTGCTTGGTTGTTATTATTATTTCCGTTTCTTAGAATCCTTAGAAGTTGCTCCACGTTCTTGTTTTGGTTATAGATTTGAAGAGCTTTGAACGCTGCACAATCGTTCTTATCAATGCAAGAAATAACATCTTCCAAGGTGCATTTTTTATCGCGATATGAATCAATCGCGCGCACAATATCGTCTTGCTTTAATTGAGTTTGCATAAAGGGGGTAAGATTGCGATCCAATGAGAGCTTGTCTACAATCTCAACCACCTTGTGAGTTATAGGAATAACAACCTCTTCACGACATTTGCGAGTCGTCAATTCAAGCAAATAGCAGCCTTCTTCTTGAATCTGCTGCACAATTTCAGCACGATTCTTCTGAATGAACGATACAAGTTTGCTGAGGTCAGAATATCGCACACAGCACAAGCATTGGAGAAGAAAGCAACCAATATATAAATGTTTTGTCTTGGTCATCTCAATGTTGAATTTCAAATCTTCTTTTGCTTTTGAGTGATTGATTTTGCCGCGGGTGGGTGGAATCTTTACCCACTCATTAAAAACGATCTCGATCTCTTGTTCTGATAGAATGCAACGAGAAATTTTGTCCCCCTCCTTAATCTTGACCACTTCCAAATTTAGATTGATATTAAGCAGTTCTTGAAATGCGCTGCGAGTTGCTTTCACAATCCCGTTATAGGTAGTGGGCGCATATTGGTGGGCTATATAATCAAATACCTTCTGTGCCTTTGTGGTGGACATCTTTTTTAGGGAAGTATTTGTGATTCCCATTCCTGAAATATAGTCGCATATTTCCTGAACGTTGTACTTGCTGAAAAGCCCTTTTTTCAACGGCTCTTTGAAAAACACAACGGCAACACCATTCAGAAACTGCGCAATTTTTGCACTCTTAATCGCTTTCACAACAAAGCGCTCGAGTATTGTGATTTCTTGTTCTTGTGTAGACCCTTGAATGATAGCCTTTATCTTCTCATCAATCGTGTCAAAGTCGATTTCAGTTTTGGCAGTATTTGCCTCAAATACAACATCATCAATTTTCTTTCTGATGGTGTCGAGATAGATTGCCAAGGCACGCATTTCTTGAAAGGGCTTTGTGCCTTCTTCAAAATCGGAAAAGATTGGCTTTCCTGATTTGCTAAATAGTGAGGGCAATATTTTCTTGCCCGTGCTCAAATAGATAGGCTCTTTCCCCCTCCATGAGCATTTAATGCTTGCGTAAATGCTGCACGGCTTTTCTTCTTTTTTCTTGCCCGTGCTCTTTCTTAGAACAAACTCGGTTGTTGCTTCAAAGTACTGCATTTCAATATAAATTTAGTCTGTGAATAAATGTTTTTCAACACGCTCAAAAGCGACTCAAAACCCCATGAAAACACCCCAAAAAGGGGTATTTGTAGGGAAATCTGTCCCCTTGTTGCGTTAATTCACTACAATTATACTGAACTACAGTTGCGGAAACCAAGGCTAAATGGTTGATATAACAACATTTAGTATTTGCGCAAAAACCATGATTCACCCGATTCTTGTCGGAAAATCTGTGTTTGAATGTCTGTTTTTTGTCCATTTTGTGGGCATTTTGCGCTTCAAACGGCCATGAACAAAAACCACCTTTTTATTGTAGACTTCCCTTTATTCATCGGGGATGTCCGCCTTTCTTTCTGTTAATAAAACATGAACTCCCCTTGTTTTTGACAGTGTACCACGAGTTTGAAAAATCGCAAGTTTTTCTTCGATTTCGGTTTGGTCTCTTCGCGTTATTTTCCCTATCTTTGCCACGAAAACACGCCCCCTCCCCTACCCCGTCACCCTCTCTTCCCGTGCCCCATTAGCCCGGCAGACGATGCTTTTCTGTAGAAGTCTTTTCTCGAAAAGGGTTTTGCCGCCCATCCTTTCGCCTTGAATATAGACAGCAAAAGAACGAAACGTTTGCCCATGAGGCTTTTCGTAAGGCCTTTGCCCACTCATGAATGCCCGCATACTACTACGAAGAGACTTTTCCAGATCCGGCGAAAGATCCTACCTATCGGCACCGCCCAAACGAGAGAAAAACCCACGATTGCCCCAACAATGCAGGCTAATCATGCAGACTGTTCGGCGGGAATTATATGAGTTCCAAAAGAAATCACGGATCAGCGAGTATTGTAGCGATAGCGTATGATCCCGCCCCCTTGTCCATATCGCGCGACTTCTACTTACAAAAAAAAATCCCCTCGGTGAAGTTTCCGAGGGGATGGATGAGGGAACGGAAGAGACACGGGGTCACTTTCCTTGCACCAGTTGCACCACGGCGAGGCGGCCGCCTTGGTTCGTATCGAAGAGAAGTTGGC